AGCAAGAGCTGTAGCAGGAGAAGCAGGTGTTTCATTTTTTAGTATCTCCGGTTCCGATTTTGTCGAAATGTTTGTAGGTGTGGGCGCAAGTCGTGTACGCGATATGTTTGTTGAAGCAAAAAAACAATCACCTTGTATTATATTTATCGACGAAATTGATGCAATCGGTAAGTCTCGCACAAATAGTTTTGTAGGCAATGATGAAAGAGATCAAACTCTTAATGCACTACTGGTAGAGATGGACGGATTTGCCGGAAATGAAGGTATTATTATTGTTGCGGCAACTAACCGCCCAGAAATACTTGACAAAGCATTATTGCGTCCTGGACGATTCGATAGACAAGTTACAGTAGGACTGCCAGATATAAATGGTCGTGAACAAATACTTAAAGTACATATTAAAAATGTGCCGTTAGCAAAGGATGTTAAATTACATGATTTAGCTCGAGGAACACCAGGATTTAGTGGTGCCGAACTTGCTAACTTAGTTAATGAAGCAAGTATTTTAGCAAGCAAATGCGATCGTGACGAAATACATATGAAGCACTTTGAAAAAGCAAAGGATAAGATCCTAATGGGTGCAGAAAGAAAAACTTTTGCAATGAGCGAAGATGAAAAGCGGTTAACTGCATATCACGAAGCAGGTCATGCGGTAGTCGGTTATTTAACACCAGAACACGATCCAATTTACAAAGTCAGCATTATTCCTCGAGGACGCGCATTGGGCATAACAATGTTCTTACCTGAACGAGATTCGGTTAGTATGAGCAAGCGTAAATTAGAAAGTCAAATTTCTAGTTTGTATGGAGGACGTATTGCAGAAGAAATGTTTGCAGGTGACGACGGAATTACTACTGGTGCTAGTAACGATATCGAGAGAGCAACTACAATTGCTACTAAGATGGTTACAGAATGGGGTATGAGTACTAACTTACAGCCAATTAAATATGTTGAAGAAGAAGGCGGATATGTTGGTGCAGGTCACAGCCATTTGAAACAAGGTTTAGATGAAATTAACAACTTGATCGAAAAAGAGATAGAAGACTTAATCGAACGAAATTATTCCAGAGCACGAAACATACTAAAGACTAACTGGGATAAAGTAGAAAAGATGGCTAATATGCTTATGAAGCATGAAACTATCGATACTAAGCAGATTGACAAAATAATGAAAGATTGACATTTAGTTAAACTACTGTATAATAAAGGCTTACTTAATCACTAAGCCTTTATTTTTATGACAAAGAAAGAACTTGTAAGAATTCTTAATAAACTTGATGACGAGGACGAAGTTTATGTGCATGTAGCATATAACACTTACGAAATTCGACAAGTTATCAATTGGGGCGAGTTTGCAGTTCTAAATGCAGGCGCTACTGTTAATCCAGAACCGTTTACTTTACCAGACGACGATATAGCATAATTTATGACTAAAGAAGAGAAAATTGCTCGTTGGATGCACAAGCATGATATTCATGACTTTGAAATTCACGGTGAAGCATGGTTTGCAGACGGAATTTTAGTAGCATTTGACGGCTGGCGAGATACAGAAACTTATATTTTTAAATTCGATAGAAATAATAACATTAACAAGGTGTTAGGTGATGACTACTGTGATCGAATGATTGCAAGAGAATACGAAAAAGAATATGCAAGAGATTGACAATATTTAAAAAGATAGTATACTATACACATAGTTAGATTTTAGGCTCAGTTCAGCAATTAACTTTTTCACCATTATAGAAAAACCAAGTTGAGCCTGTTAACTTCATAGGATGATTACAGCAAAATATAACTTTATTACTGCACCAGCTAAGGCAGTAGACGGTGGCCCGGAAGGCAAGTAGCAATACTTTCTAGAAATAGACGCTAACGGAACTGATGACTTATGGAAAGACATATATGCGCTATTGCAGACACAAGAATAGCTAGGCTTGGGGAACTGAACCAATATACAGGGGATGGGGCCAAGCAGAAAATAAAAACTGTTCCGCTCATCCTGTATTGAATTTAGATTGACAAACACGCTGGCATAGCGTATACTATGCTTGTTAGTTAGGTTAATTACAGCACGTAATTATATTTTTTAAAGTAACCTGGAGATAATATTATGACTACTTTTGTAGATGCAGTTGAGAATCAAGAAGCCCGTACTACTAATGGTATGAAGGCACGTAAGTCTACTACCGATAAGGTCGTTGACTTGTTTTTTAAGATCGGTGCAAGCCGCGGTAAGGACATTGTTCCTGATTTTGTTAAGGCGTATGTTCAAGATAAGGATTTAACGGCTCGTGTTGCTCTTTGGGCACGTGATGCGCGTGGTGGTGCCGGTGAGCGTGAGCTTTTCCGTAACATTCTAGTTTATCTAGAAACTGCTGATCCAGATCTTGCTCGCGCAATGCTTCGTAAGGTTCCAGAGCTTGGCCGTTGGGATGACATCTTTGCGTTCAAGACCGTAGCGTTCAAGCATGCCGCATTTGATATGCTTAAGGCAGCACTAGAGAATGGTGATGGACTTGCGGCTAAGTGGACTCCTCGTAAGGGAGAGTTAGCAGCTGAGATCCGTAACTACTTTGGTTGGTCACCAAAGTTCTACCGTAAGACTCTTGTGAACCTTACTAAGGTAGTCGAGACTCAAATGTGTGCTAACGATTGGGATAGCATTAACTTTAACCATGTACCATCTGTAGCGTCTGCGCGTTACAAGAAGGCATTTAATCGTCATACTACTAAGTTTGCGGACTATGTAGCGGCGTTGGTTAAGGGAGATCCAACTGCTAAGGTTAACGCCGGTGCAGTTTACCCATACGATGTAATAAAGGGTGTAGCATACGCTCGCTTTGATACAACTGAGAAGAACCATGTTATCGCACAATGGGAGGCTTTGCCAAACTTTGTAGGTGACGCAAACATTCTTCCAATGGTTGATGTTAGCGGTTCTATGAACTGTGCAGCAGGTGGCAAGGGAACAACTACTTGTATGGATGTTGCAGTTTCTCTAGGTCTTTACCTAGCAGAAAAGAACACTGGAAAGTTTAAGGATACCTTCCTTACTTTTTCAAGCGATCCAGAGCTATTGCACCTTAAGGGTAATGTAGTTGAGAAGATGCACCAAATGGTTCGTAGTTCTTGGGGCATGAGCACCAATCTACATGCAGCATTTGACAAGATCCTTAGCGTAGCAGTTAAGGGAAATGTTCCACAAGCTGAGATGCCAGAGATGTTGCTTATCCTTAGCGATATGCAATTTAACCAATGCACTCGGTTTGATGATAGCGCAATGGATATGATCGAGCGCAAGTACGTAGCAGCGGGTTACACCGTTCCACAAATTGTGTTCTGGAACTTGAACGCTAGCGATAACGTTCCTGTAAAGGCTGATAAGTCTGGTGCAGCACTTGTATCTGGTTTTAGCCCAAGCATTGTTAAGGCAATCTTGGCAGCTGATATGAGCGAGTTTACTCCATACGGTATCATGCTGAAGACTATCATGAACGATCGTTACACTTTGTAACAGTTAATAAGTACAAGGGCAGTTTTAATGACTGCCCTTTTTTAACGAGGTGATATATGGGTTGGTATTTAGTGTTGTATCTGGTTGGCACTTCAGATGTGCTGGTAAAGCCTTTTGAAAACAAAGCAGCATGTGAGGTATATAGGCATGCTCATCAAACAGAATATAAGAAAGATAAGAATATTAAAAAGTCTGTTTGTGAGGAAGGCGTTCCTATCGACGGACTAGACAATCAATCGTATGATACGAGTATCTAGCAATGTATTTGTGCGTCTGTAATGGGTTAACTGAAACCGAGGTTAAAGCCCTTCTTGAAAAGAATACAGTCGATAATATCGATGAATTAAGAGATTTAGGGGTTGCAGATAATTGCTGTAAATGTTATAATCAGACACAAGAACTTTTAATTGCACATATCAATGAAAAAGCACAGCAAGCCGACAATAACGATTACTAAAAAACTTCAAGAAGAACTTATTATTTTTAATAGGACATATCGTAAACCTAAAAATGAAAAACCGTTAACTATTGAAGAATATACCAAATATTTGTACGGTAAAGGATTACCGACTACAAAAGTAGTTAAAGATCGTAGACCACTGAAAACATTTGATATTCCTGTATGGGCTAAAAATGTTTACGATATTCCAAGTGCTGCAAATACCGATCATATTGCAGTAAAGAATTCGATTATGGACAGATTGAATAAAGAGTCCGAAGAAACACGGACTGAAATTATTAATAAAAAGAACAGAATCGCGTTACCATATAGCAAAGGTGCATATCAGTATATTACTGATGCAGATTTAGCAAAATGTTTAGGGCGCAAACTATAATAGGACCGAAAGGTCCTATTTTTTTGACTTGCAATCCTCTCCGTTTTAATAAATACAGTATAGTTATAATCGGAGATAGCACATGTCGCTACGAATTAGAAGAGGAACTGATGCACAGCGTCAGAGTATTACATTTGATTTAGGAGAGCCAGTCTGGACCACAGATCTTGAACAGTTTTGGATCGGTGATGGTATGACCACTGGTGGTAAAAGTATTGCACAAGGAATTGCAGGACCGGGATTAAATTACAATTCTACTACAGGAAAGCTAGAAACATCAAACGCAACGCTTACAACAGATCAAATTAGTGAAGGTACAACTAATAAATATTTTCTTAACCAAAGGGCACAGGATGCAACTGCATTACTATTTGCAAACGGGACGCAGACAGGAATAACATTTAGTTACAATGCCGTAACTCATGCAATTAGTGCAACTGTAACAAGCACTGCAATTATACATGATACTTCCCCTAGTTTAGGCGGAAATCTAAGCCTAAACGGACACAGCGTTACCGGAACAGGTTTAGAAGATATCACAAATATTTTAGATCTACAGTTTTCAGGAAATATTTACAATAGTCAAATTACTCTTTCCAACAATGCTTTACAGTTGAATAATAATCAAATACTTGCATTTTACTTAGGTTCACCTGTAGTTCCTACACCGTTTCTAATAAAACAATATAATAATGTTGCTTCTCCGAATTATTCTGTGTATGGAATAACTAATGGATCTACTACGAGTGGTTTTCAATACTTTACTTCCCGAGGAACTGTTGATGCTCCTACTACTGTACAGCTTGGTGATTTTATAAAACTAGATACAGCTCAACCATATACAGGTTCAACATTTGCACTTTCATCCGCTGTAGCGCATATGGTTGATCCTTATGGTTCTGTTGGTACTTCATCAGTATCTGGCATGATTGCGTTGTCGACTTTCTCAGACAGCAATCCAGCTCATTATAAAGGTGTGATAATAAACTCGTTGGGTTATGTTTCGATTAATCATTTAGCATCGGATAATCTATATTGTGCTCTAAATATTAATGGAGTTATGCAATTAACTCCGCAAACTGCTGCTCCGAGTACATTAGTAGAAGGCATGATCGCAATTGCAGACAGAATAACCTGGGACCCAGCATCGAAAGGTTCAGGGTATAGCTATCCAGTTTATTATAACGGTCATACTTGGACCGCGTTCTATTAATAATTATTTGTAATAATATTCTAAATTATCAACCCCGATTTTTTTCCTAAAGTCGGGGGTAAATCTTCCTTCTACCTTAACTGTAATAGAAGATTTCCTTCCAGGTTCTATACTACCGTGCCAATTATGATGATTAAAGAACGCTGTATATCCTTCAACAGGAACAGTTTTAGTGATTTTACCGTCTTCTATGTCAAATAAAGAAAACGGCCGGTCCAAATCAAATCTGAACCAAATTAGTTCTTGTCGATGAGGGAAAGTTTCAGGTTTGTTACCCATTTCTCGAGGAAAATAATTGAAATCTCGATGTTGCCCTAATGGCACATAATGCTCATTATAAAATACTGTTACTATTCCAATTCTATCGAGCGGTAAATCTAAAATAAAATCTTTTATCTTTTGGTAATCATCTATGTAATCTACCCACGAGTATGTATCCCAATCTTCGTCCTTAAACCAATATGCATCGGCTGCATAATTTGAGCTAGAAGTCTTCCTTAAATTTAGTACATTATATGGATCGAATGCACCATATTTAACTTTTAGATATCGACCTAATGCGTGTCTGTCGTTCATTGCTTCAAAATGAGATAAGTGTCTGTTTAGATCTTCATCGATTTTTCTGTCAATGTTGGCTTGCTCATATACATAATACAATAACCCTTTTTCTCGAAATACTTCAGTGTCGGCGTAAATATCTTCGGGTGCATGACCACCTGCGTTCCAAACACCGGTTCTAATGTTTTTCCAATTATTACATAATAAAAAAGTAAATTCGTCTTCTAAACTTAAAAGTCTTGGAATATCTAGGTGTTCATCTAACGTGATAAAAGGTTTGTTGTTAATATTAAGCATAAAAATATTTATCGATACCTTTTTTAGGATATATAAGTTATGAACGCAATAAACTATATCGGAAATTGTCGAAATTTAATCGACTGTGATTCGTTGTTGGAAGAATTAAAATCGAAGGAAGGAGTTTCGAGAACAATTGAAACTCCGTATGGTAGAGGATCGGACTTAACTCAAAATGTTGACGCGCTGTGCATGTATAACGCATGGAAAGATGCAGGTTATATCGATGCAAATTGTGTAGAATGGATTAATTTCTATCCTGAAACAGAGTTTAGTTCTAACTATATCGATCTGTTATCTAAGTTTTTAGGTATAATTCCAAAAAATGTTTGGATAAGTTCTATTAAACCGGGTAAATGTGTTCCGTGGCATTGGGATATTGAACAAAATGCCGATGAATGGTCGAAAGAAGGATCGTTGACTAGATATACAGTTTTTATCGATACACCGAAGTTAGGACATGTATTTGTTGCCGATAATCAATGTTTTTACTTAATTGAGCAAGGCTCTATGTACAAATGGAAGAATTGGAAAGACTGGCATCTAGGATTCAATTGTGGTTTCGAACAAAAATATATGTTACATATTGTAGGTGTTGAATGAAAATAATTAGCATAATCGATGATACAGTATTCGAGTATTTTAAAACTTATGGTGTTGGATCTCCTACATATGTCGGAAATTGGGCAGATGTTTTGCCTACCAATTTATCAGACAGATTGGAGTTATTTGATTGGAACAAACTCCCAATACGAAATTTTTCAAGCATTAACCCGTTAGCAGTTGACCATCCTTTGTATAACGACTTAATAGATTTATCTCACTTTAGTCACTATAAAACTATCGATCACTGTCAATGGAGAATTGTTAGTTTAACAGACTTTGAACTAGATTTAACGGCATTAAACAACAAAATTGAGGAGACGTTTACTCATTATAAAATATGGGTTACACGCATTGACCCAGGTTGCTGTATACCACAACATCTTGATTCGACAAACGATTTTGTGGACAAATTTCAAATCGATCCAATTAATTTTAAACACATTAAACGAGTAATGATTCTTCCGCATGATGTACAACCTTGGCACCATTTATGGTATGGTAACGAGATTATATCGAAAGGAACCAGAGGTGATACTTGGTCTTTAAATTTTTGGGAACCACACGGAGGAAGTAATTTAGGACCTATTCCTAAATATACATTGCAAGTTATGGGAATTTAATAATAATCTAAATGACCGATTCCTAGTTTTTCGCGAAATTCTTCAGTAAACGGCCCATCGATTCTTAAACTATAAGTTTGCTTGTTTGTTCTTCCGCCTGCATGCCAGTCTTGATCGTTAAAGAAAATTGCACGATGCTCGGTTAGTATTTTTGTATTAGTATCCGGATCCCATATATAAAATGGCTTATCTAAGTTTGGTCTAATATGTATGAATTCATGTCTGTGATTAAAATAATCTGTTTCTTCGGGAAGAATTAAGTCTCTATGCATGGGCATTAGACAATCGTGTTCTGCTTTGAAAAAGATTACACGGCCTAAATGTTTAAAAACTTTATTTGTAACCAAACTTTCTAACCACAATTTTAATTCAGGAAAATATTGTATATCAGGAGTCCACGCTTTTTCATCAAATCTAGATTCCCATCCTCCGTCTTCGGTTCTAAGAAAAATAAACTGATAAGGATCATACGATCCCATTACTAATTTAAGATATAACATAAATTGATCTCTGTTGTTATACTCTCCAATTTCTCGTCCTAATATACGTATTTCGTGATCATCCGGCAGTGCGTGATATTCTTCCAATGCTTGAAAATTTGGTTTAAATGTTAGTTCATACGCATTGTCGCAGCCTCCCGGTTTAACCATATTTCCTTCTTTCTTATATTTAGACAATACAATTCCTTTACACATTTTATAATGTAATCTACTAAATCCTTCTACGTCAATGTGATCATCTAAATTTAAATATGGTACTGATCCTATTCCTTTAATCATAATCGATCACCTCGAAATCTAATTCCATTTTTTTCAATTCTCTATATATAAATTCAAACGTTGCTGGATTAAGTTGCAAGTATAATTCCGTAGCCGATACTGGATCGAAAAAACTTACATTACCTTGTTTAATTTCTCTGCCGATGATTGCTGATACTGTTTGATCTATTTTATATCTTAAATCGAATGGCGGATTGTTGACTGTAATTTTCTTTGCGATATGTGTAACATTGTGATATCGAGATAATGGAACTCGGATGACTAATTGTACCCTTGGATGAGCTCCAAAATTAACAGCAGTGTGTATAACAGATCCGTCCATTTCATATAAGATGCCATCTGTAATGATCGGATGCATTGTTGATGTGTTCAAATCGATCAAATAGCACTGGTCATTACTAATTAAGTTAAGATGATATCTGTTGTCTACATCTGCATGTGCCATATAGCATTTTCCGGGTTCTAATTTCATTAATCGGGCTTCACCTATTTTATAAGGAATAGAATCTAGAAAATAATGAAACGCGGTATCTTTCCATTCGTTAGATATAGTATACGGATCATATAACCAATGGCCAATCGGGTTATTTAATCGGCATCGTCCGGTTTCGTCCCATTTTACCTGATCCAACAACGGAATTAGTTCATCGAGATTTGTCTGGAATTTAAGTTTTTTAAGAAACATACAATCCCTTGGCTCTTTCGATAAACCCATCGGGATAGTTAGATTTAAAACTTTCGAAAGCCATAAATTGCATAGAATTATATGACAATACACTATCCCATGTAATTCCAGCCTTTGCCATCGTTTCTTCTAACTTAGACTGACGACCATCGCTAATATGGCTTTTAAAATTCTTTAATGGAACTAACTCTTCTTCATCGGAATGACAAAAGAAATAATTAATACTTTTTAATCTATTATTGACTATAAAATAACTACTAGGATGTAATGAATACTTGTAAAAATTTAAAGACTTATGCGCCTTAAAAATTTCTATCATTTGATCTTGCCAATCAGGAAGCACTTTATCATAAGTACAATTATTATCATAATGTTGTTGCCAAAAATCCGGACCGTCGATTTTTAAAAATATCTTTTTTGTAATGTAATCGATTTCTAAGATTTCAGGAACTAATTCGGGATAATGTTCGTTCATTAATGACAAATACTTTACTTCCCGATTCCATTTATCCTCCATTAATTCTGGATCGATAATCTGATTCATACCTTTATGATAATCGGTATCATTGTGATACCATTGACAAAATATTTTTTTATCTTTACTTATGAGACTAGTATAAATTAGATTATTTCTGACCAATCCATATTCCGGTGTATTATTATAGTAGTATTCCATGAGATATTTATTTTGCCACTAATAAATAACAAACAGAAATTGGAGCATAAATGTCGGTTCAATTATACAAAAATAAACTCAAGAGTCATATCGTTTATTGTTTTATTAACGATCTCGATAGGTATACCTCTAATTGGATAAAAGAGATTATAAAAAATAGTGCAGACTTTGAACTCACATCGGTGTTATCAAGAGGACACGATGTAATTATTAGCGACAATGCAGATCATGCGTTATTAGAAGCATGTAAAAAACATACACATGCAGTTGTATGCTCTTTGGGCAATCAATGGTTCGATCAAGATACATTCTTTAAATTAGTAAATGATAAATGTCAAGAAAATTTCTTCATAATCGGAGATATTGTAGACAACGAATTAGACACTACTTGCTATTTAATAGATTTAGATTGTTATAGACGATTAAATTACACTATTAAAGGAAATGAAGGAGACATTGAGCCATTCGATGATGAATTTAAAAAATATAAAAGATATTTTCATCCTGATAAGTGCAACTCGTTAAAAATGTTAGGACAACTTTATTTGGAGTCTTCGATTGGTAGTAAATCGTGGACCAGCGCATTTCAAATGCATCGATGTAATACACACTTGGATATGGCAGGACCGCTATTAAATTTTGTTACAAATGCTAATGGGTTAGATTGGATTTTATATTTGTATCATTATGGGTTTGATGAGAATACCCGAGTCAAATTTGTAGACTACAATATGGCTTCGTTGGAATTTACACGGCAATTAGTACAGTGGGAAGGCGAAGATTACCCAGAATTCATGTACAATTTCGGAAAAGAAAAAACAGAATACTTAAATCTTCCATACAACAGTTTCTTTTCCGAAAAAGATAATATCGAACAGTTGTGGAGTGAAACTAAAAAAATGGTAAATTGGGACGAAACATGGCCTAAAATTAGAAAGATGGTTAAATTTGAATTTTGTTATAAAGATTTCCTACATCAAGAAATCGATCACTGGTTAGACGAATCATATAACACCGAGAAAACATTAATCAACATCAGTCATGTCTTTAGTTATTATCCATCGGCTATATTTTATACATTGGATTACAGAATATCGATGGAAAATGCAACCATTAGATATCTAAAAGAAAACGTTCCGGAAGCATTTATTAAATTTACAGGTCGTGCAGGAGAAGGACTATATGAAGAAGAAATGCGTAGCTTTGGACAATGCAAAGAATTAGTAGAAATTCAAACAACGGAGTTAATTCGACCAGCATGGCACGATCCTTCCGATTGGTTATAGTAAATGTGCTAATTCAGGGAATGTTTTTTTAAAATCAGTTCCTCGAATTTTATCCATCTTTTGTATATACTCTTGAAAATCGGGTATTAGGTTAGATTGGTCTTCTGAATCCATCCAATCTAATATTCCTTCCCACCTTTTCCACCCATACGGATTCGTTTCCCAAAATTCAGTATCTTGTGTGTAGTTATTCCATAGCCATTGTTTTAACTCGTCGAACAATTTACGTATTTCTGTCTTATCTTCTTTAGGTAATACTCGAAGACTTAGCCACGTTGGAATCCATACTAAATGTACTCCAATCAGACCTCCTCCTGACAATTGCCCTGCGGCATTTTTTTCAGAATTGAGTTTTTTAAACCCACTCAATACCTTCCACTTAATGAAGTCAGGAACATGCTTAATATTAAGAATCTGTATAGCATATGCTATTGTAATTTCTATGTGATCTGGAGTATTTTCTAACATCCACAAGTTTTTTTCCACAATTTTCCAATCAGTAGGATATCGTATATAATGCACACGTTCGCCTATTCCGTCTAGACTAATACCGACTTTAACTTTACGAAACTGTTTCCAAATACTGATAATTTCTTCGTTAATAAGGATTCCGTTAGTATTGTACCGCAGTCCGATTTTATTTGCATAACCCCTACGAATGATCTCTTCTAAGAAAATTTTGTGTTCTTTGATCAATAAAGGTTCTCCTCCAGCAAAATATAATTGTTTGATATTAGGAATTTGATCGAATATCTCCTCCCAGAATTTCGGATTTTCATGCCAAACATTATTAAACCCTTTTTGATCCCAAGTCATTTGTTTTTTGATTAATGGACTTTGTACAATAGGAAATAACTTCTTGTGATCAGGAATCCAATGACTGGAATCATGCGGACTGCACATAACACATTTTAAATTACAAGTGTGGCCTAGTCTTAAGTCCAAATATTCCAATTTATAAGGAATAGAACCATCATCGGTTGTTTGTTCAACAAGTTCTGGAATGTTAATACCGTCATAATACCATGACCCGGTTTCCCATACACGTTTACTAACAACTCCTTGCTCTTCCTCTTGATGGCACTTTAAACAATTTGCTGGAATTTCACCTGCTAAAATTGTTCGTCTTATTGATCGCATGTATTCATTATTAAATGCTTCAGTCGGCAAATTATATGCAAAGTTTGCTGGTTTTCCATCTGCCATTTTAACTAAGCCCACTGTATAATCTCCAGACTCGGCACCACTAGCATTTGCTACACAACAAACCCTCATATCTCCATTGGGGCGTGTTGCTAAATGTATCCACGGTAATACACAGAAAGTAGGACTTCCTGATACCTCTGTAATTTGTTTTTGCCACGTTCCTAATTGTGTGTTTTCGGAATGCAATTGAAAATGTTTATATTTTGTCATTTTTTTAAATCTGTAAAATGATTACGAGTTCTGTTAAGATTCTTATCTTTAAAATTTCCACATACTCTTGCACAGACATTAACACAATTAGTCCTAACCGCATCGTTCCACGCTGTTTGCCATTCGGTACTATTTACAATTTCTTTAATGGTTTTATTATGTAAGCTAAGTTGGTCCATATTTCCGAATCTTTCATTTAAAAATAATTTAAGGTTTAATTTAGCATCTTGTATGTAATCATAAATTAATTCTTCGGGCCTAGAGAAGATATATGGAATACCTGCAGTGAACGAACACGGCCATAGATACCCTTGTGCATCTATGTGTACCATCTGAGAACGAGCAGATTCGCAAGTTATCTCGGCCATCGCTAAAATCTGTTTATAATTAGCTAGCGTGTCAGCATCAATAGATGGTGTCGTCGGTATTGTCGGTTGCTCTATCTTATAAATTACATTCCCATTTTTGTCTAATACATCGAAATAAGATTGCCCGATAAATCGACTAGATTGACGTTTATAAAATTTGTTAAATCCGATTTCTTTTGATAATTTTTCAGCATCATTAAGTTGATGTTCATTATGTTTAAATTCTATAAAACACCAACTAGCATTACCTCCAGCATCGATAAATGCACGAGCGTTATCTAGTATTTTATTAAAATCAGTACCAATTCGATGAATTTTATGTGTATCCTCTAATCCGTCTATGCCAAATCGTACTTCATGACGAAGAGGAAGGACTTTTGCTAATTGTTTCCACCATTCGGAAACCCTTGCACTTCCGTTCGTGTCAATACCGATCATTATCGACGGCTTGATACTAGCAACATATTCGATTATAGGAATTAAATCATTATTTAAAATAGGATCTCCAAAATTGCCACATAATGTAATATCATCTAATTTTTTAATAAAATCTTCAGGGCATTTGTCTATAAAAAACTCTAATGTAATATCGCTCATAGGTAATAAAGGATTAGCTAATCCGCTATGATAATTTCTAGTACACATAGGGCATTGTGCTTGGCACCTAGAAGAAATCTCTAAACTAAGCGATCGAATTTGATTATAATTGTGCATAGGAAAATATTTATATGCTACTATAATGAAGGTAAATATTTTAATGAAATACTATGACATAGACGAAGTTCCAATTCCTTTCGACCCAACATGGAGCAGTATTGCTATTAGTTTAAGCGGTGGTGCAGATAGTGCATTACTATCGTACCTACTTTGTGATATTGCCAAAAATTACCAAACTAAAATAAACATCATCAATCATGTTAGATGCTGGAAAACACGCCCGTGGCAGCAATATAACGCTGATCAAGTATTCGATTGGTTATTTCAAAAATTTTATGATACAGAATTTATTAGACATACGAATTTCATTGCTCCTGAATTGGAATATGGAAATATAGGACCTAGCTTAACTGACGAGTATGGAAAGAACGTTAGCGGAGATAATATTCAACAACGTGCATATGCAGAATTTATTTGTCACAAACATGATATACCTGCATACTATAACGGAGTCACACATAATCCTACATCCATAGACTTTAATGGAATGAAAGAAAGAGATGTTGAATTGAACGATAATACGCGTCACTTACTTGTGATGAAACATATGGGTCGTTGGGCGTTACACCCATTTCGATTTACTGACAAATCTTGGGTCATTAAACAATATAAGAGATTAAACATCGAAGATTTATTGCATATTACACGCAGTTGCGAAGGTGAATTTACTGGATTAAATTATCAAACATACATGAAAGGACAAGATGTACCGGAGTGCGGGGAATGTTTCTGGTGTAAAGAACGGAAGTGGGCAATTGAACAAAACAAGTAAAACATTTTGTATGCATCCTTTTACAGGGTTAGCAACGAGAGAAGACGGTGCTATTAAAGTATGTTGTCGTAGTCACCCTATCGGTAATATACGCGATAACACCCTTGAAGAAATTTGGAATAACGACAATATAAAACGTATTCGTAAGCAAGTATTAACCGACGAAAGACCGCCCGAATGTGAACCATGCTTTTATTTAGAAGATCAAGGAGTAGAAAGTTTAAGATCTCGACACGTTAAAGGATTCATCCCAGAAGCAAGAGTTAATTTATATCCTAATGCGTTAGAACAACTCGGTGATGATTATACCATGCCATTTGAAATTCCTACGATGGAACTTAAATTAAACAACTTATGTAATTTGAAATGTCGAATGTGCCATCCAGGCGATAGTACAAGCTGGACCGACTGGAATGAAATTAAAGAGTTTTATAAGAAAGAAAATAATATTATATACGATCTAGTTGAATCAAATGATCTAGAAAATAAACCATTTCTTGATAAATTTCAAGACGATCCTAGATGGTGGGCCGACTTAGAAAAATTACTTCCTTATTTTAGGAGAGTAGAGTTTGCAGGAGGCGAACCATTAATGGATCCTCAACATTATCGTATATTAGATATGTTAGCGCCGTACGGTGATAATATCGAAATTAAGTACGCCACCAATTTAAGTATGCTAGGTAAAGGAGACAGGACCATTTGGGAATATTGGCCTAAATTTAAAAGTATAGCAGTAAATGTGAGTATAGACGGTATTGGCGATTCGTACGAGTATATAAGAGGTAATGCTAAATGGACAGACTTAGTTGCAAATATTAAACAAATACAAACTATTCCAAATATTAGTCGAATAGTCGGAGCAGTAACCGTGCAAATAAGTAATATCCTAGTATTAGATAAGATAATCGAATATTTTCTCAATGACATAGGGATAGTATTTCACACACATCGGGTATCTTACCCTAACTTGTTATCGGCACAAGTTCTTCCTCTCGATTTAAAAGAACTAGCTATCAAGCGTTTACGTGCAGTTAGTTATCGAGTACCTAATTTTAAATACGTTAAAGAAAATCCGAGATTGTTAGAATACACATTAGAACAGATACAATACAATATCAATTATTTAGAATCAAAAGATCTAAGTCATTTATTTCACAAAAGTGTAGATTTTAACCATCGATTAGATCGAAGCAGAAAACAAAAATCATTTGAAGAAGTTAACCCGGAGTTTAGCTCATATATATGGAAAGAATAACATCTCGTTGGCCCCATCAAGATTCTATTAAAGTTGAATGGAATATTGGAAAGCGTTGTAATTATGATTGTTCGTATTGCCCTAATGAAATACACGATCTCACAAGCCCACATGCTGATGTTAGTATTTTAAAAACGGCTATTGATAAATTGTCGTTATTAGGCAAACCTATAAGACTCAGTTTTACAGGTGGTGAACCTTGTATAAATCCTAAAATAGCAGAGCTAATTGATTATGCTCGATATAAAAGCATATATTGGATCAACGTAACTACAAATGGTACTAGAAAATCAGATTGGTATATTAAACAAAATGTCGATCATTACGTGTTTAGCCTACATTTTGAATTTGGATGGCAACGTGTTTTGCAAACTATAATCGATGTGCATAAACGCAGTAACAAAGTAGTTATGGTTAATTTAATGGTACACCCTGATAAGATCGAAGAGGCTAAACTCTCTGCAAGTAAATTAAAACTCTCTGATATAAAATATGTATTACGTAGAATACGTTGGACACAAGGCGACCATGATTTATTTGATGATATGAGATACCACCCTGACGATCTTAAATGGATACTCTCGTTAAATTCTACTGTTGATGGTAATTGTGTTATCGATAATGACACAATCATTCATGCTAATGATGTAATTAAACATAAACTAAATTGCTTTACAGATTGGAATTGCAATGCCGGACTTGAAAGTTTAATGATTAATTGGGATGGAGAAGTTCATCGTGCTACTTGTCGTGTAGGAGGAAGTTTAGGTAACATTTACAATGGGACTTTCGAATTGCCAACTAGTGCTGTTGTGTGTACAAGAAACTGGTGTACATGTGCAGCAGATATACCTTTAACAAAATACAAACTTAATCAAAATCAATCTTCTTAATTACTTGTTGCTGAGGCTTTGAAATTTTATTAATACCACACGATTTTGCACATGTGATTAACTTGGTATCATTCCAGTACTTCAACCAGACCGTTTGCCAAGTCGATGAATTAATTATATCTTGAATAGAGTTTTTTAAAACATTTAATCTATCTATTCCTCCTAGGTCATTCACTAAATCAAAGTACTGAGAATTGATTTTTGATTTTATGTCTGATAACAAACTGTTAGGATCGACATAACTGTAAGGTGCAGACGCTATATAACAACAAGGATACATATGTTTGTTTGCATCTATGTATATTTCTTTTAGTTTTTGAACATAACACGAAATATTAGAATCGTCCACCCACTTCTTAAATCCTTTAATCATTGTTTCATTAACTAATATAACTTCATTATTGGATGGAGGTTCTAAGTAATATTCTATATTGCCGTCTTGATCTAAAACCGAATGCTGTGGTTCTAAGAATCGTGTGCTATTCTTAATGGAAAACGAAGAAAACCCTAATTTCTTTGCAATAAGTTCAGCTTCATGTACTTGATGCTCATTATGTTTGAATTTTATAAAGACCCATTCAGCATTCCCACCGGAATTAATAAAGGAAGTAGCATTTTTAATAATCTGCTTGTAACTCGTACCGATTCTATATAAGTGATGGGTGTCTTCTAAGCCATCTATGCCAAAAATAACTGTATGATTCTCGGGTAATTCTTTAGCTAATGTTTTCCACCATGTTGTACTCCTTAAACTTCCATTTGTATGGATTCTAATTTGTATTTTAGGGTTTACAGATACAGCATACTTACACATATCGATAAGATCGTCATTCAACAGAGGATCTCCAAAATTGCCACAAAAATATATAGAATATAGTTGTAGTAACGTCTTATGGTCGAATACCATCATAAATTCGTTTAATGTCCAATCAGAAATTTTAAGATTAGGATTAGATATGCCTCCTTTATAATTACGAGCACACATCGGACATCTTGCTTGACATCTGCTAGTAATTTCTATATGTACCGCATGTAGTTCTGTAAATAAAAACATTACAAACTGATATCTCCACAATTCTTTGCACAAGTTAGCATTTTCTTATCGTGCCAATATGTATCCCATATTGTTTGCCAAGATTCTGATTCCAAAACTTCTTCTATTGTTTTTTTATTTAAATCGATAGCAGATATGCCTCCTAAATCGCTCAACCATTTATAGAATTCTTCTAAAGATTGAATACGATATTTGTATAATGCTCCAGTTGGATCATAATATTGATAGTGGGCAGCAGCGAAGAAACAACAAGGGTACAAATGCATATATGCATCTACGTATATCTCATTTAATTGTTTTGCAATACATTTAATGTTAACATTCGAAAACCAATTGTCAAAGTTGTTAATTGCATGTTGATCAATAATGTAATGCAATCCATCATCGGGTGGTTCGAGTTTGTACATTAAATTTCCATCCGAATCGTATACTGGAAAATCTGGTTCTAAAAATCTATGGCTAGGAGTTACAATAAACTCTTTAAATCCTAACTCGTTTGCGTATTGTCTAATTTCCTCTACTTGGCGAGCGTTATGCTTGAATTTTAAAAATTTCCAGGTCGCAGTTCCGCCTTCGCCGATAAATGCTTTTGCATTTTTAATTATTTTTTTAAAATTAGTACCAATTCTATAGATATGATTAGTATCTTCTAATCCATCTATACTAAACACAACTGAGTGATTTTTCGGCAATGCTGTATATAATTGCTTCCACCATTCCGTACTACGGATTCCACCATTTGTATTAATTCTAATAACCATTTCAGGGTTCACAGACTTCATGCGTTCGCACATTTTAATTAAGTCGTTGTTCATCAACGGATCGCCAAAACTTCCACAAAAATCCATTTTATCGAGTTGTTTCAAGAATTCATCCGAAAACATCTTATTAAAATCATCGAAAGTCCATTCGATAAGTTTTAACTTAGGATTATCTAACCCACCATTACGGTTTCTTGAACACATTGGGCAACTGGCTTGGCATTTTGTAGTAATTTCGGCAACCACACTCTTAATCTGTTTAACTTTATACATAATAAATATATATCTTATGATCCCTTACTACTTTGAATTAACTGACTTTTTGCCTTTTAAAAAAGAATCCTTAATTGACATATCTTGCTTAACTATTTTAACAGATGTTATAGATGAAAACTTTGTTAGAAAAGACAATTATTCTCCTGATGTTCTAAGTCCTGCATTCTCTGATTATTTAAATGATTTAAGTTTAGAAATAAGAAAAATTATAGTATGGCACTGGAAAACAACTAACCCGTCGATTGCTCATGTGGATTCTGGGCCTACAGGTGAAACTATTAATTCTGCTATAAACTGGACCTTAAACGAAAATCGCACGCAAGTGAACTTTTATGATATTAATGTAGAAGATTATGAAGTTAGTATTGGAAATTCGATAGTTCCTGAATGGAAAATGGATAACGTTGGTTCATTTATACCTATCTATGTTAAAGATGTAACTCCAACGGCAATCTGGAGCGGAACCGAACCGTGCTTAATAAATCCTTTTATTCCGCATATGGTCGAAGCTCCAGAATTGAGAGTAACTGTGTCATTGCAATTTAAAGAAAATCATTCATTCTTGGATGTTATGAATCGAATCGCTCCATCTAGGATAACGACTTAAATCTTCATAAAACTGAAAAGAATTTAATTTCCATACCGATTGAGTTAACCCTCTATAAAAATAATCACCGGCATACGAAAGGATCTTTTTCTTTTTCAATGCAGGGCAGAATATCTTATGCACTAATTGTTGGGTACCTACTTCATTGTTATTCGAAGTAATATATAAATCAGCCCACGGTGGAGCCCATTCTATACAAATCGGAATTAAAAACTGTGCTGTGTAATTTTGATGTGTTGTGATTCCTGTAAGAGTTCGCAATGAGTTGATTGGTAGCATGTCCGAAAACAAGCATGTTCTTGCACAAATGCGATAACTGTTTTCACCCATAATGTCAAATGTATGAGCAGCTACTGACCCTACCGCTTGATCATTATAATAGAAAATCCAAACCTGTTTTTCTGGTTCATTGTTAAAACAATCGACTAGTGCTCTTTGACTACAATTGTTTTTAAATCCCTTAGATTCGGCAATTGAATAAAATGAAGTTAAATCTAGTTCAGGAGTCCAAGGGACTAGTTTATACATATTTTTTACCTATAATCATGTAGCGTGTATATAAGGGCAATTCTAATTCACCGGCCCAATGCACGTCGATATTTGATTGTTCTTTAAATTCATCTAACGATTCTGCAATTCTACAATGCTCAGGAATTTTATAATTGTTACTTTGTACTACAATCGAAGTATCGGGCATTAGAAGATCTAACCATTGTTCATAAGCATCTTGTGATATATGTTCTGCGCTGGTATTAATCGCAACGGGATTATTACCGAAATTCGGATATGTTTCCATCGGACGACATATTGAACGAAATCTTCCCTGCATTTCTTCCAACTTGTTCATAGTACATGCTAGATCTAAACAACCGATGTCGATATCTACACTTTCAATTTTATTAACTGGAATGTTAGATTGAAACAACATACTTGCTAAAACACCAACCCAGCCGCCGTAGATCACTATATCTGCAGGTTCCTGTATGAATGGTTTTAAATTATCAATTAACCATTCTTTACTTTTCAATTGTCCGCCATAAAAGGCTTCTAGTATTCTTAATCGATCGTCACTATTGCGTATAGCGTCCATCCAGAATTTTACATGATCTAGATCTACCTTCATTTAATTAATCTCTTTGTTGTATTAAACTCTTGCTCACAATTACAACACGATTTACTACATATTACAGGAACTAGTAATGGATCAAACTGTTCCTTAAATTTATAATCATACAAGTTGTATTTGTCAGCTCTTCGATATAATGTTTCATTACAAAATGCTGTTATCTCTCCTGTGAATTGAATAACAATATTATCTATACCTATATTACATTCCCAACCATTAAATTTGTTTAATTCGTGAAATAAAATATATTTTTTCTTAACTTGTTTTGTTTTACCATTTTCAAACTTTAATGTTACCTTATAATTGTATTCTTTATTAACTTTCCAAAACCAAAATAAGTTTGGTATCCTTTTTAGATAATTTTTAAGATATTTCTTCTGAATAGGCGAGTAGGTAATTTTTTCATGAATTACCTGTGAAGCAATTATGCTCCATCTACATTTACTAGTTTTTAATTGATTAACAATATCGATCGCTCGATCCCAATTTTCAGAATCCATTAAAACAGATACATCGACATGCACATTTTGTGTATACAATAAATCTGCTACTTCTTTAACATGTCCTACATTAGCATACTTAGGGTGGCAGCTAATTAACACGTGGTCAAAATTCCTACCGTGACAATTCCACCATTCTATAGATTTAGATCCATTTGTAGTGATCATTATACTAATATTGTCGCCTAACCTATTTTTTAGCCTTTTTACAAAATCACTTAGGTGTGGCCAGAGGGTAGGCTCTCCTCCTAATAGATTTAATTGAATTTTTTGTTTTCCGAGATGTTTTTTATAATAATCAATCAACCATAATAAATTATCAGTTACAACATCTATGTCGGGCCACTGCCAATTCCCTGTATTGCTGCCTGGAAAACAATACCAACATTTATAATTGCATACATTGTGAATAGCGTAATTTATTAATAATCTATCTTTAGGCCAATGTTGATCAACTTTTACTAATTTCATTCTTTTCTTTTGGTATTTTACTATCTGCCGAACTTACGCAACTAGGAGTTGTACATATCGTGGGTTCTTTGAATAAACTGAATCCATCTGTTAGTGTTCCTAATATTGTGTCGTGGCAACTATAGCTTCTCTTAACTTCATTACTTCGTATTATAACACTCTGATAACCACTGTTGCAACTCCAACCATAAAATTTGTTAAATCCAAAAGAATTAAATCTTTCTGCCTGATCAAACAAATATTCGACATTATTTTTATCATATAACGCAACTTGAAATATTTCCTCCCCTGCTACCTTTTGCGGAAAACCTGTTTGCATCAATTGAATCATGTTTTCAGTATACCCATCTACTAGTTTGCTTGCAGTAGGATCGCTTTGCGGTTTTAAGGTTACATTAATTCCTTGCTCGTTAAATCTTGCACACCTCGAATACAATTCATAAAATTGATTCGGAATCATCACTTGGTTAATAGTAACATGGATGCCGTTATCCATTAAAAATAGAATCTTCTCACTAAATTCAGATTCATCGGCAAATTCAGCATGATAACTAGCCGTAATAGATCTTCTGTTTAAATTAGAAGTAGAAAGTATCCATTTTTTCCAAAATACTTGTCCTGGACTAAGGTTAGTAGTCATATGAATACTTTGAGACGACCCGTCATCTAGATGATCAACCAGATCCGGTAAATATTTATATGCAGTAGGCTCACCTCCGCTAAAGCTCCAATGAAATGATGTGAATCCGTTGTATCGTGCTTGTCTTTTAATTTCGGTAATAGATCGTTTATAAACATCTACCGGATAATAATCAGGATGGTCAGATCTAGCATACGGCCAGCAATAACTGCAATGATAGTTGCAAAATCGACCTAGTATCCAACTAACTGAAAACAGCCTGTTGTCTAACATTGTTCTTTGTCCAAATTTCACAATTTGGTCGAATGGTATTTTAGAAAAATTCATCAGATATTTACTAAGGTGTTTATTGACTTGCAGCAAAAGAGGCTATATACTATGTTGGTAGATGTGAGTGCAATTGGTAGACCTCCTCCCTTCGGGGAGGGAACGGGGCTAGGCTATGAGCCGCCTTTGGAGGTTCGAATCCTCCCATCTACACCATTTTTAACAACTATTTAGGCACATGAAAACAATAATCATCTTAATTTTGATCTTCTTACCTCTTAATAGTTTTGCGTTAAACATTCACGATGATCCTACTGAATTGTTCAACGGTTCTAATAAAATGCACAAGAATGTAAACATTGTCTGGGTAACAGTAGATGGTGACATTAATTCTCGATGTAATGCGGAAAGTAAGAAACGCGGATTCGGCGGATTCAACTACGTTGTTCAAGCATGTTCATTTTGGAATGAAAATCGTACTAATACTTGTACAATTTTCACACCTACTTGGTCAAGTATGCATCAACTCGGCCATGAAATACGTCATTGTTTTCAAGGTGACTGGCATTCACAATAATAAATAAAGTTTGAGAGATTAAATACAAACGAATGGCAAAAAAACAAGATGTAATAGAACTAATAGGAGTAGTAAAAGAAGTTCTACCTGGCAACATGTTCAGGGTTAAAGTTGAACAAATTCCTAACTTACTACTATGTTATATGGGTGGAAAGTTGAAACAACACAAAATTAGAATTATCCTTGGGGATTCTGTAAAACTAGAAATAAGCCCATACGATTTAACTAAAGGAAGGGTAACTTACCGATTATGAGATGAGCGGTACAGCGGAAACTATATGCCTGATATGTAATAATGTCAGAAATAAAACTAAACAAGGTGTTAGTTTCCAAAAATTATTATCCGTTATTCGAAGAGAATTTAGACTACACGATATCGAACTAGAAATAAAATCCCACCGTCAACATTCATTAGAATACACTGAGTTTTATGTCAATGCTTATTATGATGCAGAAAATGATCGCAATTTCGACAATGCTATAGAAGTAATCATTTTTCATAATTTCAAAAAAACACACGATTGGGATCGATATCATATTACTTCATTGTTGATACAAATATATGATGCTGTTATACATGAACATCGTCATAAACGTCAAAGCAAAAAACGAAATCATAAAATTTATTGGGCTAAATCATCAAATACACGCTTGTACCTTAGTGATCCTGATGAAATTGATGCATATTCGGTATCCATTTCCATAGAACTATGCAGAACTATTGGAAAATACAGAGCATTGCAATACATGCACCGTTTCACTTTATTGAGTAGACTTAAACTTCAAAATTTATTTGTAAGTCCAAATTTATTTTCATATGTCAAAGAATTTGAAACATTAGAACATCCTGTGTTAATTCGACTTGCTAAAAAAATTTATAAAAGACTTCTTAAGATTGACACAGATACAATTTTTATGTAATATACTATTTTAAAATGGTGTATATGATATGAATTCTCCTAAAACCTTTGACGTACAAACTGTGCTTGAATTATCATGTGCAGCCCATCGTTTAAACGGAACTTACATCAAAGAACATGAAATTTTATTTTCCAAAACCGGAAACCGAATTTATTCTAATAAATTTCTAATCTTACATACGTTAGGTCTTCCTGTATGGAACGATAAAGACGGGTTGCCTCCTCGGCATCTTAAAATTCTTAATGAAGATCGAGAGATGGCAGATACTATTCGAAATTATTTTCGTCGACTAACCTTCGCAGTCATCGAAGGATCAGATAACGTATTTGATTCGTCTATTCATAGTATTCTTAACAGAGATGAAATGGATTCGAGCGAAACAGGATATGTTGCATATTTGCCTACAAAATATCTTCATGAATATTCAGAAAATAAAGTAGAAAAAACATCAAAAACATGCGACAATTTGTATTTAGGGGAGCCCGACCAGACGTTATTTGATTTGGATAGCGAAATCGTAGAAATTCGTCGCTCAAAAAACTATGACGCTTGGAATATTACTGCTATTATAAACAACAAGATGTGTTCTTGGATGACAAATGATACACTTTCATTCGGTCCTGCAGTAATAATTCGTGCAAAAATTAAGGAACATAGTCGACACTGGAAATATAACAATAAAGTCACTAGACTAAATTATGTAAAGGCAGCACAATGAAAAAAGAAGATGTGAGTTTTATATTATCAATGGGAGATAAGTTATTACTAGATTTATTACCAAAAGGATACAAAAAGAACTTTAAAGGAGTAGAGTGGGCACTTCCTGAATGGGCACATGTACTTCGATGTCTAAATGAAAAAGTTAATCGCACTTATGCTCGATCCGAAAGATTAGGCCTCGACAACAATCTATCTCTAGAATTTTTAGCCGAATTATGGCTTCGTCAGCAAGGACGATGTGCAATATCTCGAATGATTATGTCATTCGAATCAGGAACATCTCGAGACAAAAATCCGTGGGGCTGTTCGATTGATCGCATCGATAGTAATAAAGGATATTATAAGGACAATATACGGCTAGTTACTCATTGTGTTAATAATGCTAGAAATGTATGGCCAGATTCTGTTCTTGAAACTATGGTTCGAAATACCGCAAAATATTTACAATGAAAATTAAGATAGTATCAGACCTTCACTTAGAATTTTCTGACATCGAACTCAAAAATAACGGGTGCGATGTCTTAATTCTTAGCGGCGATATTATGTTAGCAGATGTTCTAGCAGATTTTCCGGCCGACTATGACAATACTAAAATTGTGTCGAGTCGACAGCTCAAAGCAATGAGGTTTAGGAATTTCTTAAGAAATTGTTGTGAAGATTTCCCACAAGTAATATACATTGCCGGGAATCATGAATTTTATAATGGCAAATTTTACAAAACGTTGGATATCCTTAGAGAAGAATGTGCCGAATATCCAAATCTTCATTTTTTAGAAGACAAATCTGTCACTATCGGTGACGTTATTTTTATCGGTGCCACATTGTGGACAGATTGTAATAAATCTGATCCACTCACAATGTGGCACCTTCCTAAGATGATGAACGATTTTTATATTATCAAAAACGAAAGGAACAATTTTCGTAGAATGTCGACAGACGACATTGTAGCTAGGCATCATAAATCGGCAGAGTTTATACGAACAATTGCAAAAAATGCTCCAAAGGACAAAAAAGTAGTAGTGATTAGTCATCATTGTCCTAGTGAAAATAGTGTACATGCTATTTACAAGGATCACTTTGTAATGAATGGTGGATATCGCAGTAATATGGACGACTTTATCTTGGATAATCCAAACATTGTTCTTTGGACGCACGGGCATACTCATCACTGCTTCGATTATATGATCGGAAGTACACGAGTCATTTGTAATCCTCGAGGATATCATGATCCAAGCACACATTATAGTGAAGATACCGGATGGGATCCGGATTTAATAACAGAAATTTAACTAAAGGAAAAAATATGGCAGAAAATACAACTGATGCTCCTAGAATTAGCGAAATGCTAAGAATTACAACCGAGAATACTAGCTTGTTATATCAGCAAATTGCAGATCATATCGACAAACTAGAGGACATTATTGCTAATCTTACACAAGAAAATAACGAATTAAAGGAAAAACTCAATGCAGATAACTGATACAGAATTTGAAGAATTTAGGAAGTGGCTCAATGCCACACTTAAACTTGAAAAGGTAACTGTTACATTTACCAAGCAAGATGGTACCGAACGTGTACTAAAGTGTACTACTAATCCTATGTTTATAACTGTAGTTCCCACCGACAATTCTGAGCCGAAGAAAGAAAGAAAGATAAACGAAGACGTTTGCCCTGTATTCGATTTAGAATCAAATACATGGAAAAGTTTTCGTTATGATTCGGTCAAACGAATCGAATTTAGCCTAACGGATGACTAATGAAAACTAGAGAATATATCGACGACAAGTGCGAGGTTATTTGCGAAGATAACGGTCGCAAAATGGTAGCAGAAGTGTTATCATATACACAGAAAAAAAGTTTAACGGTTAGCATAGATCGTAGCCTCAAACTTACACTTATGTGGAATGGTAGGGTGTACGAAGGCAATCAAGGACCGTTAAGTTTTGTTAGTAATGGCCCAGATATCAGAGTAGTAAAATTAAGAAGATGAACAATACACCAAATGCATTTATATATTCTATAGGCGTTATCATTGGGATTTTTATAGGTGTTTTTATGATGTACATTAGCAAAGTAAAACCGAATCTTTTACTTCCTGAAGACTCTTATACTTGTATAGACGCTGAACCTACTGGAACCGATCCTAGTATTGTAGCATGTACTATTATCCTAAGAAAAGGAAGTAGTGCATATAAAAAGCATTTGGAGTTAGGAAATGACGCCGGAATTTAAAGAAGACGTTCAAAAAATTGTATTCGAAACGATTGCAAACATGCCTGGCGATTATGTTATAATTAAAGAACAATTACGACAGATTCGAGAAGGAGAAACCGTCGTTCTTCCAGTAAATATAGATCACGCACGGTTTATGTTGCTGGTAGCACAGAAATATATTAGTGACACACACAACGAATTAATGGACACAATTAGAGGATAATATGCCAAATTTAGTACCAATGGTTATCGAGACCGAGCCTAAAGGTGAGCGCGCCTATGACATTTACAGCCGATTGCTCAAAGATCGAATTGTAATGTTAGATACCGATGTAAACGAACATACTGCAAGTTTAATTGTTGCACAGTTACTATTTTTGGAAAGTCAAGGCAACGAAGATATTAACTTTTTTATCAATAGCCCAGGTGGTAGCGTATCTGCTGGGTTAGCAATTTATGATACCATGCAGTTTATTAAGCCTGATATTGCCACGTATGTTATCGGACAGGCAGCTAGTATGGGGTCATTCCTTGCACAAGCAGGAGCCCCGGGCAAAAGATTTGTTCTTCCGCAGTCACGTACAATGATTCACCGTGTTAGTTCAGGTACGCAT